GCGTCGATCGATTGGAATTTCAAAGACAGGCTTTACTACGGGGTAGCAGCAGCGCGGCTCGCGGTGTCACGTGCATCAACTGCTTCTGCGGCCGCCTACGAGGCACTTGCATGGCCAATCGCTGCGCGACGAAATCCTGGCGCACGTCGGCCGCACCTGAGCCTTCCGATCGGACAGGTTCCGGGTGGGACACACAGCAAACCGTGCCCGGCTCCGTCAGTCGTTCGCCGCAATTGAAGGAAACAGTCCATGGTTGATGTCGCTGCGCTCGGCGATCGCATCGAGACGGCCGACGATCTCGGCGCAGGCGAAGCCGCCACGTTCGCCTACTGGGAAATCCAGGAACGCATCGCCGAGAAAGAGGAGCGCCCCTGGATCAAACGCGCGCGCGAAATCATCAAGCGCTATCGCGACGAGCGGCCGCAGGGCGGGCCACGCACCAGCCGCTTCAACATTCTCTGGTCCAACGTGCAGACGCTGCAGCCGACGCTCTATGCCCGCACGCCCCGCCCCGACGTCGAGCGCCGCTTTCACGACCAGGACCCGACCGGCCGGCTCGCCGCCATCCTCATCGAACGCTGCCTGGCCTACGCCGTCGATGCCTTCGATTTCGACGCCGTCATGCGCGCCGTCGTCGAAGACCGGCTGCTGCCGGGGCGCGGGGTGGCAAGGGTCGTCTACGTGCCGCATTTTGCGGAACGGACGACCAGGAGTCAGTCATCAGTAATCAGTAATCAGAACGAAGACGGCGGGGGCGGGAGCGAAGATGCTCTGATGACTGATGACCGATTACTGATTCCTGATTCCGAGGTCGTCTATGAGGAGGTCAAGGCCGTCTATGTGTTCTGGGAGGACTATCGCGAAGGCCCGGCACGGCAGTGGACCGAAGTCCCCTGGGTGCGCTTTCGCGCCTATCTCACGCGCGACGAGCTGATCGCGCGCTTCGGGCCGGAGAAAGGCCGCAAGGTCAACCTCGACCATACGCCGCGCGGCGGCAACGACCCGTTGCGCGACGATCCGCCGCCCGATGCGTTCAAGAAAGCCATTGTGCACGAAGTCTGGGACAAGGCGGCCCAGCGCGTCATCTGGTACGCGCCGGGAACGCCGGATCTGATCCTCGACCAACAGGACGATCCGCTGCGGCTGCCCGGCTTCTTTCCCAACCCGGATCCGCTGCTGGCCACCACGACAAATGACAAGCGTATTCCGGTCCCCGATTTCGCCGAATACCAGGACCAGGCACATGAGCTCGACGTCATCACCGCGCGGATCGATCGGCTCACGCGCGCGCTCAAGGTCTCCGGCATCTATCCCGGCGAGGAAAAACAGCTGCTCCAGCAGCTGATCGACGAAGGCACCGAAAATCGCCTCATCCCGGTGGCGGATTGGCCGGCATTCGTCGACAAGGGCAGCCTTGCCAACATGATCCAATGGCTGCCGGTGCAGCAGATCGCCGAAACCCTGGTCCAGCTCTACAACGCGCGCGACCGCGTCAAGGCCGCGCTCTACGAGATCACCGGCATCGGCGACATCATGCGCGGCATGACCAGCCCGCAGGAAACGCTGGGCGCGCAGGAGCTGAAAGCCAATTTCGCCACGCGCCGCATCGTGCCGCAACAGAAGGAAGTGGCCCGCTTCGCGCGCGACCTGCTGCGCCTCATGGGTGCCGTCATCAGCGAGCATTTCTCGGAGAAGACCATCGCCATGATCAGCGGATATGCCGAGCTCGGCCACCCCTTCGCACCTGACGGTGCACTGGGAGGCGGGCCCTCCGGTGCGCCAGGTGCGAATGCGGCGCCGGCGGTGCTCGCGGCCAACCTGGCGCGGGCGCAGCAATTCGCGGCGGCCGTGGTGTTGATGCGCCAGGACGGCGCACAGGGCTTTCGCATCGATATCGAGGCGGACTCGACCATCGCGCCCGACGAGCAGGCGGAAAAACAGGCGCGCGTCGAGTTCCTGCAGCAAATGGTGCCGCTGCTCGAGCAGGTCGTGCCGCTCGCCATGGGCAACCCGGCGCTCGCCTCGGTGTGTCGCGAGATCACGCTGTTTGCCGCGCGCGGGTTCCGCATTGCCCGCACGCTGGAGGAAACCCTGGAACAGGCGTTCGACGCGCTCGCGCGCATGCCTCCCTCCGCCCCCGGCGGGGCTTCGGGAGGTAAGCCGGGCGCTGCCGACGTCGCGATCCGCGCGCACGCGATCGACGCCAAGACGCAGATCGAGCGCGACAAGAACGCCATCGCCGCCGCCAAAGCATTCGGCGATCATCAGCTCGAGCAGGCGAAGCTTGCGACGCAAAGCCTCGCCGAGCACGCGCGACTTGGCATGGAGGCGGAGCGGCTCGAGACCGAGAAGGCCTCGCTGGGCTTGCGCGCGACGCAGGCCGCGGCCCAGCAGGCCGCGGGGCTGGGATGACCCGGCTCGACCACACAAGGGCCGGTTGTAAATTTTGCTTGTCGTCGTTCCCGATTTGTTCTTTTATCGGTTATTAGATCTGCGCCTTCGCGCGGATATCGCGAACAAGGGGGCGTTGCATGCGGCTTTGGCGGGCAGTTTGGAAGGGTGTCGATGCTTTCGTGCGAGAGTTGCAGACAGACAGGAGGAGAGGCGTGCCGCAGATGATTAGACCCGTTCCGGCCCCGGCTCAGCGCGTGGGCGAATTGGAATCAACGGATGCCGAGCGCGAGGATGAAGCGGAATTGACCGACGCCGAGCGCGAGGCGCTGGCGCGCCAGGCACGCTCCGAGGCGCGACTGAAAGGTGAGGGCGTGCCGTTCATTCGTCACTTGCCGCGTCTCGAAACGAGAGATGAGGCCAAGCTGCGCCCCAAGGAGGAGATCGCCTACCGGTCGCTGGCCCTGACGGTCGTCGCTGCCAAGGCGGCCGGCATGCGCCAATCCGGCGTCGAGAACGCGGTCAAACATCTCGGCCTGTCGTCCCATTTCACGCCGCGCGAACGCGCTTTCATTCTCGATCCGACGCCGCCGCACCAGGACGTCGTTCAGGCTGCCTGGTGCGGAGAGGCGGCATGGCCCTTGTATTGGGCCCTCGGATTTGTCGATCGGCTCGATCGGCCAACATCCGTCGTCGGCGAGCGCGATCTGCCGGCGCCTGTTCACGCCGTGCAAGACCATGGCGCAGGGCCCTACATCGACAGCGCCAGGCTGCGCGCATTGGACGAGGTCCTGGACGAGACTGATTTGATCTTTCGCTATCATTGGGCGGTGGACGAGGCTTGGCGGCGCGGGCACAAGATGCCTGCGGGCCTCGACCCCGGCGTGGTGCAGGAGCGCCATCACGCGCTCAATTGGCTTCTGGTTCCGGTGGATGAAGAACCCGAGGACTGGCCTGAGTGGGACGACGTCGACACCAGCACGTAAAGCGTGATGACTTTTCTTCGAATCGCCATCACGCATTAGCTTTGTTGTTTGAGCATGATCTTTCCGAAAACCGGTATCCACTTTTCGGGATCATGCTCTAGCGGCATCGGCCCGTATTTTGCACAGAACTGAGGTCAGAGGACAGACGGCTGACGACAGACGACGGTCATTATTAACTCTACGTCTGTTGTCCGTCATCTGTCCTCCGTCCTCCGTAATCCGTGCCCGGCTTGACACCCGATAAACAAAATGTATGTCGGTTTTCCAATATGAGCACGAGCGCCTCGGCATCGCCGGGGCGAATTTGTTTCAGGCATCAGGAGTCAGGAAATCAGGAGCAAGATGCTCCTGGCTGATTGCAGCGTCCCAATTTTCTGATTGCTGATTCTTGAATCCTGACTCCTGATTTCCTGACTCCCGATCCCTGGAGAGAGCATGATCGACGAGACTGAGGCCGAGGGCGGCGACATCGGCGATATTCGCAGCGCCGTTGCGGCCGCCCTGAATGAGCGCGAAAGCCCGGACAGCGAACCACGCGATGCCGTCGATGATGGGCACGCGGCGGCTCGGCCGAATCCTGACACAGCAGATGGCGCCCCCGCAGGTGAGGTCGGCGCGCAATCCGACCCGACTGACGCCAAGGGCGGTGACGGATCCAAAGAGGCAAACGGCATAGCTCAATCCACGCCGGAGAAAGGGCTGACGGCCCCTGGCCGTTGGAGCGCTTCGCAGAAGGAGATGTTCAAATCCTTGCCCGAGGTGGCGCAACAGTTCCTGATCGAACGCCACCAGGCAATGGAAGCGGACCATCATCGTAAAACCCAGGCCATTGCCAATATCAGGCGAGACCACGAGGCGATCGGGGCGCTGTTCACGCCCTACCGCGAGGTGATGCAAGCGCGGGGAATCACCCCCCGCCAGGTGATCGAATATTGGGCCGATGCCGAGCGCCGGCTGGGCCAGGGCGATGGAATCGCCGTCATCAAAGGAATTGTCGAAGGCTACGGCATGGATCCGGCCAGGATCGCGGCAGCGCTCGGGGTCGCCACGTCGGCGAGCGAGCAACGTAACGGCGACCGACGCGCCACGAACCCGCCGCAACCGCAACGCCAATCGCCCGCCCAGGTCGAATCGGCACTGGCCGAGATCGCCCGTATCAAGGAACGCCTCGCCGCTGAAGATCGCGCCCGCGCCGAGGCGGCCCGTGCCGCTCAGGAGGCCGGCCGGCGCAAGCGCATTGCTGATATCGAGAAGTTCAGGAGTGAAGCCGACGAGCACGGAAACCTGCTCCACCCTTATGCGACCGAGGTCGAGGAAGACATGCTCCATCTCGCCTATGTCGCACAAGCCAGAGGACAGGACGTGCCGCCCCTGCAGGAACTCTATGATCGCGCCGTCCGCGCAAACCCCTCAACCTACCAGGCGCTGCGCCTTGCCGAACAGCAATCAGCCGCACGCCAGATCAAGGACGAGGCCAGGGCGAAGGCGGCCGCCGCAAAACGTGCGGCATCGAGCGTTACCGGCGCACCCGGTGCCGGCCCGGCCCCGGTCGGCCGCTCCTCCGCCCGCTCACTGCGGGACGAGATCCTGGCGCATATGGACAGCGTCTAAAGCGTGATGCGTTGAGGTTAAAGCCAAATACATCGTCATTGCGAGCGAAGCGAAGCAATCCAGGGGCCACAACACTCGGCGCTGGATTGCTTCGGCGCTGCGCGCCTCGCAATGACGAGTTCTGGAAACGGCTCGAACTTGATTTCATCACGCACTTAGAGTTTGTGGGGCGGGCATTGCCTGCGCGGCGCATGCGCATGGCTGCCGATTGCGCCGCGCCCACCCACATCATTTCAAACAAATATTTGAGGCTTTGAATGGCAATACCAAATACAAATTGGTCGGAAATCACCACCACGACGCTTTACAACCGCTCGCAGAAGCTGGCCGACAACGTCACCAAGAACAACGCGCTGCTGCGTCGGTTGTCGCAGAAGAGCAAGATCAAGCCGTTCGACGGCGGCCAGGCCATCGTCCAGGAAATCGAGTACTCGGAAAACGGAACCTTCAAACGCTATTCGGGCTACGACGTCCTGTCGATCTCGCCCTCCGACGTGTTCACCGCCGCCCAGTATCCCCTTGCGCAGGCGGCAGTCGCGATCTCCATCTCCGGCCTGGAAATGCTGCAGAATGCCGGCAAGGAGAAAATGATCGACCTGCTCGAGGCACGCATCGGCAACGCCGAGCGGACCATGCAGAACAACATCTCCAACGATTGCTACTCGAACGGAACCGCCGACGGCGGCAAACAGATCGGTGGTCTGCAGCTGCTGGTGGCCGACATCGCCAACTCCGGCGTGGTCGGCGGGATCGATTCTTCAGCCTGGGCATTTTGGCAAAACCAGGTGCAGAGTTTTGCGAGCTTTGGCCTCACGCCGGGCCCCGCCACCATCCAGACCATGATGAACCGCGCATGGCTGTCGCAAGCACGCCAGTCGGACCGACCCGATCTGATCGTCGCCGACAACACATTCTTTCGCTACTACTGGGAAAGCCTGCAGGCGATCCAGCGCATCTCGGAAGAAAAGAGCGGCATGGCCGGCTTCGCCTCGCTGAAGTTCATGGATGCCGACGTGGTCTACGACGGCGGCTTCCAGGGTAACGCGGCGGGCAATGCGAGCGTGCTCGGTACCGGAGGCTCGTGGCTCTCGGGCGGCGGCGCGCCGGCCTCGCACATGTATCTTCTCAACACGGAATACATCTTCCTGCGCCCGCACAAGGAACGTGACATGGTTCCGCTCGATCCAGATCGCTTCAGCGTCAACCAGGACGCGATGGTCAAGCTCATCGCCTGGGCGGGCAACATGACCTGCTCCAACCGCTTCCTGCAATGCGTGATCACGCAGTAATCCTCGGAGTGCATCACAATGGCTTATGCCCCCATCGAAGCACGCGAAGGCGTGCAGCCGATCGCGCTCGCCGCGAACAATCAGAACCATCCGCTCGGAACGATCGTCCGCGCGTATGATGCGAGCTACGGTGAAGGCGAGTTCATCTATCTGCCCGGCGTCAGCGGAACGGTGACCGGATCGGTCGTGACCTGGGGCGGGGTTGCCGGTTCTGGCGCCACCGCCAAGCCCACTTGGCAGACCGCGCTCGCGCCCGCCACCGCCAACCTCGGCCAGCCACTCGCTGTCGCCATGGCGCCAACCGGGGCGGGCCAATTCGGCTGGTATCAGATCGCCGGCACGGCCCTCGTTGCCGAGAACGCAACGTTCGCCGCGGCGAGCAAAGCCTATCTGGCAGGCTCTGGCCGGCTGACCACCACCCAGGCCAATGGCTGCCAGGTGGTCGGCGCTGTGACCGTGACCGGCGACGGCACGCCGAGTGCCGGCTTCGGGCTTATTCACATCAATCGGCCGGTCGCGCAGGGACAGACGGTCTAACAGGAGTCAGTGATCAGTAGTCAGTAATCAGTGATCAGAGTTTCTGATGGCTGATTCCTGGCTGCTGATTTCCTGATTCCAGATCTGCCCCTCCTTCTAATCACTGATCACTGATGACTGACTCCTGACCATGACCCTGACACGCAAAGACAACCTTGTTCATCTTGGAATGCCCGCCCCGCTCACCACTGAGCTCGAAACCCAGGTCGCACCGCTCGCGGATCCGCGCCTGACTGCCCCCAACCTCATTCAGGAAACTGCGGCCGACGGTGTCGTCGCGCATGTCGGGGGTGGGCAAGCCAACGCGACGCCGATCACGACTCAGACCACCCGCGTCACAACGGTGGCAACCCCCGGCGACAGCACCGTGCTGCCGGCGAGCCAGCCTGGACTTGAGCTGATCATCATCAATCACGGTCTCAATCCGATGCAGGTCTACGGACTTGGCTCTGACACGATCAACGATGTTGCGGCCGCAACCGGCGTGTCGCAAATGCAGGGCTCGGTCGTGATCTATACCTGCGTCACGACGGGCGCGTGGTACACCGAAGGGCTTGCCACGGGCTATGCCACCGGCAACGGCGGCGCGTTCCAGACTTTCTCCTCGATCGACAACCTCACAGCCCACGCTGGCGGCGGGCAGGCGCTGGCCACTGCGCTCACCGCCATGCAGAACCGGATCACCACCGTGGCGAGCGCCGGCGACAGCGTGAAACTGCCGCCCTCGGCAACCGGCATGTCACTCACCGTGATCAATGCGGCCGCCGCCAACGGCATGAACGTCTTTCCGGCGAGCGGCGAGAGCATCGACGCGCTCGGCATCAATGCGGCCCGGGCGATTGCCGCCAACAAAACATGCGAGTTCTTCTGCGTCACTGCCGGACAGTGGCACTCGCTCATCAGCGCCTAATCAGAGCAAAGGAAACTCATGTCCGTCGCCAACGCCACCTATACCCGCAGCACCTCACTGGCCGCCGGTGAGGCGCGCAACTACCCGCGCTTTTTCATCGAGACGGTCCGCGACGAGCACTCCTCGCGTCATCACGGTCGAGAGATCTTCCGGGAAGAGGAGCGCGTCGAGATCATTATGCCGGGTAATCCTTACACACGCCCGATCATGCGCGTGAGTGAGGAGCATCGCCAGACCTGGCCGAAACAGTACGAGGCCTTCAAGGCGGGCCAGGAGGTCGCAACCGAAGGCACCCCGCTCGAAGCCTGGGCGCGCGTGCAACCCAAACAGCTGCACGAGCTCAAGGCGCTGGGGTTCAGGACGGTCGAGCAGATCGCCGGCATGGACGATCAGGCTGCGGGCCGAGTCGGTACCGGCGGCGGTCATCTGCGCCGGATGGCGCGGGCATTCATGGATGATGTTGCCCGGATGGCCGCCGTCGAGCGGCTCGCCGCCGAGAATGATGCCAAGAACGCCGAGATTGAGGATTTGCGACTAAAGCTTCACGGGCTCGAGCAGACAATCGAGCGGATCGCCGCCAGTAAGGAGCCTGCAGCGGCACCCCCGGTGCTGCCGTCATCGCTCGATGCATTCGCCGACCTCGCGGGAGCGAATGCCGCGAGCGGCGCCTAACTGTAAACACGCACGCGAGCTCAGAACTGATGTCGCTTCTCTCGATCTGTCAGGAGGTCGCTGCCGAGATTCCGGTCGCGCCGCCAGTCGGCATTATCGGCAATCCGGACGGTACGGCCCAGCTGATGCTCGCGCTGGCCCAGCGCGCCGGCGAGGCGCTGGCACGACGCCCGCCTGGCGGCTGGGTCGCGATGATCCGCGAGTACGATTTTGCGACCGCAGCCGTGCCGACGTTCTCAGGCAGCGTGGTCAATACGGGCGGGGTAGCGGTCATCTCCGGCGCGGCGCCGGCAGCAATTGCGGCGGTGACGCCGAACGCCTGGGTGGCGTTCGGCACCGGGCTCAAAATCAACGCCATCGTTGCCGCGGTGAATTATGCGTCGGGCGCGATCACCCTCAACCAGTCGGCGGCGACGCCAGGACCGGGTCAATATATGCTCGGCCAGTCCGATTATCCGCTACCGGCCGATTTTGCACGGCCGCTGGATAACACGCTCTGGGACCGCTCGCGCTTCTGGTCGATGCGCGGACCGCAGTCGCCACAGCAATGGCAGCTCTACAAATCAAGCGTAATCGGGCGTGCCTCGATCCAGCGCCGGTTCCGTTTCCGTCGCGCCGGCTGGCTCGCGGGTACGACCGGCAATGGACCGAATGTGTTCTCCGTGGACCCTGTGCCGACGGACAGCGGTGCCCAGCTCGTGTTCGAATATGTGTCGAATGCATGGTGCCAGACGGCCACTGGCGTGCCGCAGAGCGCCTGGGCCGCGGATACCGATACGGGCATCCTCGACGAATATCTGATCAAACTCGGCTTGCGTTGGCGCATGCTGCGCCGGCTCGGCATGTCTTATGCGGACGAGCTCGACGAGTACGAACGCGCCGTCGCCAAGGCAATGGCGCATGACGGCGGTGCCGCCATTCTCGACCTTGCGCCGCCCGATCGGCTCACCCTGATCGGTCCTTGGAACCTGCCGGAGACCAACTTCGGAAACGCGATTGGGTGATCGGGGATCAGGAGCCAGGAGATCAGGAATCAGGAAAGACTCCGGTCTCGCTCGTGAATTTTCCTGACGCCTGAACTCCTGATTTCCTGATCCCTGGAACTGTCATGGCTCTTCTTCCCCGCTCCCAGCGGCTCGCGCTCGCGGCTCAACCCACTGCGCGGCCAGTCTCAGTACCGGCCCCGATCACCGGCTGGAACACGCGCGATGCGCTCGATGAAATGCCGCCGACCGATGCTGTGCTGCTTGACAATTGGTACCCGGACTATTCGGGCTGCGCGGTGCGCAACGGTTTTGTTCTCTATGCGACGGGTGTCGACTCATCGCCGGTGCGAACGCTCGCGGAATACAATGCAGGAGCCACGCGCCGTTTCATCGCCGCGGCCGGCGGCAGGTTCTATGATATCTCGATTGCGGGAGCCGCCGGCGCGCCACTCGTGAGCGGGTTTTCAAGTGACGCCTGGCAGACAGTGCCGTTCCTGTCGCGGCTCTACTTCTGCAACGGTACCGACACCGCGCAAGTGTTCAACGGTAGCTCGTTTGCAAGCGTAAGCTTCACCGGCGCCTCGAGCCTCGCTTTCATTGGTTGCGTTCAATATCAGAACCGCTTGTTCTTCTGGTTGCCGAATGCAACCGGGTTCTACTATGCGCCGCTCAATTCAATCAGTGGGGCCCTGGCATTCTTTGACCTCGCCGCGTTTGCGCCGCATGGCGGCAACCTCACGGCCGCGGTCACATTCAGCCACGACGGCGGCAATGGTGTCGTGGATTTCATTGCCTTCATCCTGTCGTCGGGCGATTGTCTTATCTACTCCGGCAATGACCCCTCGAATGCCAATGCCTGGTCGCTGGTCGGGATTTATCGCATCAGTCCGCCCGTGTCGCCGCGCGCAGTCTGCCAATACGGTGCCGAAGCATTCATCACCACCTATGACGATCACATCCCGCTGCAGCAACAGCTGGTGGCACTCAAACTGGGACAACTGCCTCCGCGCAGCAAAGTCTCGACCGCCGTGCAGAACGCGGTGCGTGTCAATCTCGCCGCCTTCGGCTGGCAGGCACTCTATTATCCGCGCGGGCGGCGGCTGATCTTCAATATCCCCAATGCGGACGGGACGTTCTCTCAGCACGTCCAGAATACCGCGCTGCAGACGCAGCCCTGGTGCCGCTTTACGAACATGAATGCCTATTGCTGGGGACTGTTCCGGGACAATCTCTATTTCGGCGCCGGTGGAGGGCTCGTGTACCAGGCTGATAGCGGCAACCTCGACAACATCGGCCCGGTCGCGGCCGACGCTCGACAGGCGTGGAATACGTTCGCGGATCCCTTGCGCAAACGGATCACGGCGGTGCGTCCGATGATCCAGGCGGTGAGCGGGGAAACCGTGAGCTTTGGCCTCGGCTTTGACTACGGCGACATCAGCATTGCGGTCTCGCCCACGACAGCGAGCGCGGGATCACCCTGGGACACCTCGGCCTGGGACATCTCGCCCTGGTCACCTGATGCGACGGTCGATCCGCGATGGCGCGTCGGCGGCGGCAGCGGCCAGTCGATCGGGGTGCGAATGACGGCAAGCGTAAATGCGCCGACCGTGTGGTTGCGCACTGACTTCCGCTTCGAACAGGGCGCTGCCCTGTGACCACAACTCAGAGCCACAGAATGTGCGCATTGTTATTCCCGACCACCGCCTCGTGACTAGAGGAAGGATCCGGCCCACCAGATGATCGCACCCACCAAGATAGCCATGGCGAAGAACAAGACGATCCGACCAAGGGCGCGGTTGCGGTTGAAAACAAGAAACACAGCGCTCACCACGAGCGTCCAAACAACAAAATTATAGCCTTCCGGTTTGGGCAACATTATCCCGCCGCGCTGCCGGCGTACCCCTTGATTCGCAAGAGCACCAGACAACCCTATTGCGTCCCATGCTGCTGTTCAACCACGACGCGGTGCTTACAGCTTGGGCGGGCGTTCGGCTTGGCATCACCGACTTTCGTCCCTGCACCACGATCGGAGTTGCACGCGATGGCGTTGTCGTGGCCGCGGCGATCTACAACAATTACTGTCCGCCCAACATCGAGATCACCTTCGCGACGGCGTCGCCGCAGTGGGCCAGCAAGGGAGCGATCCGCGCGATGCTGCGCTATCCATTCGTGCAGCTTGCCTGCAAACGCCTGACGGCCATCACGGCGATGCAGAATACGGCCGCGCGCACGTTCCTGCTACGACTCGGATTTTGCGAGGAGGGACTGCATCCGGACGCCCTGCCCACCGGCGCGGCCGTAAGCCACGGATTGCTCGCCGCAAATGCCGCGCGCTGGATCGCTTGAGGTGTTCTCTTGCTTTCTTGCACGCACCACGGGTACTCGGTGCGGTCGACCGCAAACTTGTCCGACCGTTTTGACGCACATTCTTGAAAACACCACAGGAATCGTTCAAGCAAAAAGAGACAAGTGCCAACCAATCGTGCCCGCCGTTCACCGTGCCAACATTTTGAAACATACGCGCTGTAATCACCGCTACCCTGAGTACGTATATGGCAACGGGCGACAACGGCAGCGGCGCTGTCATCCTGGTGGTTGAGGATGAGGAATTGGCGCGCCTCATCATTGCGGACTATCTGAAGGACGCCGGATTCACGGTGCTGGAGAGCTCCAATGCCGAGGAGGCGTTGGCGCTGCTGGAGGCACGCAGCGACGTCCGAGCCGTGGTGCTCGATGTGGTGATGCCGGGTACGATGGACGGCATAGCCCTGGCGCATCGGATCTATCAGCGCTGGCCACGCATCGGCCTGCTCGTGGTGTCCGGCCGGGAGCCGCCCAAAGCGGCGCAGTTGCCGCCCGGCACCGGTTTTCTTCCCAAGCCCTACTTCGGGCCTTCTATCGTGGGGCGCGTACGCGCGATCATCGATACCGGATCGGATGGCGATTAGTATTAGCTGATCTATGGGTTTGGTCGGTCGTTTGCATGCGTGATGGAGATGCGATTGCTCAGCGGGCGCTCCGCGTCGAGACGCGCTACGCGCGCGCAGTGAAGTTTCACGAACACAATTGACGCGATAAAAACAAAATGTATGTCGGTTTGGCAAGCTAACCTTCATACCCCTCGCTGCGGCAACCCTGCCGGGGCGTTTTCTTTGGATCTTCACCTGTCCCGCGTATCCGCTCGAGCCCCATAATCGAGCCGCCGAACAATCTTACACCCGATCAGGTATTCATTGCGACATGAGCAAAAGCACACCGCAGGCGCCACCCACGCCGGATCCGTCATTGGTCATGCAGCAGCAGACCGGCGCCAATCTCAATGCTGCAATCGCCCAAAAGCTGATGAACGACACGAATCAATATTCGCCGTTCGGATCGACCACGTATCAACAAACTGGAACGCAGAACGTCGGTGGGTTCGAAGTACCTAGTTATAGCCAGACGACAGCATTCAATC